TCTCCATCTAAAAATTGTTTTCTTTGTACTTCTGGTAATGATGCTAACATGATATAGTAATCATCTGTTTGCATCAAATAAGGATTGTCTTGTAGTTTAGCAGGTATAAATCTTCTCGTAATAGTTCTATTACCATTAGGAGTATTTATATTTACATCAAACGATTTGTTTGGTTCTCCTGGTTCTACAAACATTTCCCTTACCCACTGTGAACCAACATTACCTGGATTACCAGTGGATCTCATAAACACAGGAATATCCTTATCTACTGACCTTAAAGAAGATCGTAAAAAATTATATATATCTGGCGAATGATATTGTGGTAGTTCGTCTATTCCTATCCATGTGTAAGATTGACCTTGGTAACGTAAAGCGTCTGTCATGTTCTCTGCGTATCCGAACTCTATCTTTGCCCCTGATGGGAATCGCCATTCTTTTTCTTGCTCTCTCCATTTTGCTCCTGGAAATGCCCTGCTATATAAACGTTGAGAGTGATTAATTAAATCTCTCAATTCAGGCATTGTCCTTCTAATTAGGAGTGCTCTGTGATTAGCATTGGAACAATATCGAAGCGGGTCTACTAGCATCGCATATGATTTACCACCGCCTCTTGCTCCACCATAAAATACTTCCCTTTCGGAAGCTGCAAGAAATTCTGTCTGTGGACCTGAATTAGGTTTGAAGATAACTTCTTGCTGGTTTATGTGCTCTTGTACAGTCTTAGGAGCACTCTCGATTTGATCTTCTGTAAGTAGTTGCGTGTCTTTACCCTGTAAAGATTTATCTATAGTTAACAGTTTAGTTTTAATATTTTCTGCTGACTGTTTGGCAGATCTTAAAGATTGTTCTGCCTTTGCAACTTTCTTACGACTGCGAGCTAGAATCTGTTGTGTTGACTTCTTGGCTTTCTTTTGAATTACTTTCTTCGGCTTCGGAGGAGCTACTTCTTTCGATTCGTTTTTTAAGTCCGACATGTGATATGTATCTTCCTGTTTTTCTATGTAGCCAAGATGCTGTTTCTCTTAATGAACAATTTTTTAAATAATCCTTTGCTTGATTAAGAGCATCTAATTCTTCTTTGACTGGTTCTAAATAATTAGGGTCACTTGATTGTTTAAAACCAAATGGAACTGTCCTACTTCTCTTTTTTATTTTTATTGGTTCCACTTGATTTTTCTTTGTCTGTTATGCTAGGAAATAGTGTTCCTAAACCTAATGATCCAGCGACTAATTTTGAATATCCTTTAGCTTTGTCTAATATTTTTGGAGAGTTCATCTCTCTAATCATTTTTTCAGAAATTTTATCTGCTTTTTTTTCAATGTTTGCAGCACCTTTAAGTAATTTTTTACCAGTGCCTTTTAGCAGATCTGTTTGACCATACTTTTTTGCAGCAGTTTTTAATATTTTTTTAGCTATTAAACTATATACCATTATTATTTTTTATCCTTTGATTCTGGGTTATCTTTTGCTGGTAATATAAATATACCGTGCAGAGCTTTCATGTTAACATCAATTTGATCTTTCTTGATGATACCTACTCTGTCTAAAATTGAGTTAGCGGCTGCTAGACGAATACTTGCCTGTGGAGTAGTGCCGTCTTCATCTAG